GGCGGCCGGCTCTGCCGGCGCGGGCAGCGTCGCGCGAGCCTCGTCGACCTTCTTGCGCCGCTCGTAGGCGGCGCGGGCCGACTCGACGTCGCGCTCGGCCTGCTCGAAGGCCTCGACCGCGGCCGTCCGCTCCTCGTCCGGGGCGTTCTCATCGAGCGCCTCGACCGCGTCGGCGGCCTCGTTCATGCGCGCGATCGCCTGCTCGAGGCGCTCGCGCAGTTCCTGGAGCGTCATTTGTTCCTCCGTGGTGTGATGGCGTTCTGCCTGCGGCGCCTGACGTTCGCCTTGAGCTTCCGCAGGTCGAGATCGACACCGCCCACCTGGGGTGCGACAGTGCTCCCGCCCGCCTCCGGGGCGCGACGGGGCTGGCCCATCGAGTCGAGATCGATGCGACCGAGGGACGCAGCCGCGAGGCTGCGAAGGTTGGACTCGGTGCCCGCGTAGGCGCCCTGCGGGCAGGCGCAGACGTCGTAGAGGTGGCCGATCTCGAGGATCCGCCACTTCTGGTCGCGGGTACCGTCGTCGAGCTCCGTCGACTCGACGAGCTCCTCCTTGGCGATCGTGAACGCGAAGGAGGCCTGCTTGACGATGCGGCGGCGCATCTTGACCGCCATCCGCTGGACGTCCGGGTCGTCCGGGTCGACGCGGGCGAAGAAGCGAAGCCCGTGCGGGTCTTCGCCGAGCTCGAGCCTGCCGATCCCGTCGACGTCGGTGGCGGCAACGCTGGCCGCCATCATATGGACGTAGTTGAGGTGGACGAGCTCGTCGCCCGCCGCGACCCGCGCGAGGACGTTGGTGAAGGCGCCGGGGGCGATCTCCTCACGCAGCCGAAACCAGCCGGGGATCTCCCAGAGGGTTGTCTCCTGGTCGAAGACGGCGGCGTAGCCTTCCATCGTCCAGCTTCCGTCGCCCGTCCCGGTCGCGTCCCGAACGCAGGTGTTCTGGAGCGGGGAGAGGGCAAGGCGAAGCTCGCCACCCGTGGGCAGCTGTTCCATCTGCTGCTCTCCTTCCCTTAGTCCTCGTCGTCGGGCGCCGGCCCGAGATCGTCCTCGTCGTCGTCTTCCTCGTCGCCACCCGTGGTGCCTGGCCCGACCTGACCGGGCGCACCGCCGACCGGCGTCTCCTGGAGCACGTCGCCGCCCTCGATTGGCGGCAGGCCGAACATCGCCCGGCCCTCGTTCTTGGTCAGGACGCCGGACTGGACGAGGTTGTGGATCACGGTGGCGAGCGTCGCCTGGTCGCCGCGCAAGAACTCGGTCACGTCGAAGCGCGGATACAGCGAACGGTCTGGGAACAGGTCGCGGTCGGCGGCGAGCGCGCGCTCGAGCCGGCGCATCCGGGAGAGCAGGGTGAAGCGGACGAACATGTCCGAGACCAGCTCGACCGTCGGCACCTGGCGGGCGATCGCGACGTGGAGGAGCTCGACCGGGTAGATCCGGAACATCCGCCCGACGTCACGGACGATCACCTCGGCCGACTCGGCGCCTTGCGCCTCGCGCATGCTCGAGTTGAAGTGGAGCTTCATGCCGCCCCAGACGAGACCGGGGCGCATCGCGTTCTGCGCTCCGGCGTGGCGGCGCGCCCACTCGGAGAGGATGTCATCGCGCTGCTGCTTCGTCGGTTTGCCCGGCATCTCGATCACGAGGCCGGGCATCTGGTCGTTGTCGAAGTAGCGCCCGCGGAAAACGTCGTAGGAGCGGGCGGCGCTGAGCGACGAGCGATGGATCTTCGGTGTCGCCGCGCCGCGCAGCTCGCCGGGGAGCGGCGACCAGGAGCGGACGTGGATCACGTTGCGGGTGACGTCCCGCGTCTCCCCCTCGATCCGGGCCTTGATCGTCTTCGCGAACGATCCTTTCTGCCGCTCGACGAGGAAGTAGGCCGAATCGACCGGGTAGAGCTCGAGCACTTCGTTCTGGCGGCTCTTGACCTTCCAGAGGAAGGCGTCCTCACCGAGCTCGCAGCCGGTGATCACGTCCGACCAGATGTCGAAGCTGGTGAAGGTCGCATCGACGGTCGGCTCCTGGAAGAGCACCGCCTGCGGCGAGTCGAGCACCGGTCGGCGCTCGCTCGCGTCCCCGGTGTAGGTGCGAAGGACGAAGCTCGCGATCGTCTCCGAGACGAGGCGGACGGCGCAGGCGACGGCCGCGACGCGGATCGCCGGCTCGCGCAGGGAGACGAGCTCGGCCTCCGGCGAGCCTGGGAGCGGGATCAGCGCGGTGCTCTCGAACAGCCTGACTTGCCGGTTTCCGTGCCGGGTCGCGAGGATCACCGGGCGCCCTTGCCGATCACCTGGATGAAGAGGACGCGCTCGGCCGGGATCTCGACGTGGCCGCGAAGTGCGTGGCTGGACGTCGGGTTTTCGAGCAGGTGGGCGAGCTCGAGCACGTAGTGGCCCGCCCAGCGGCCGACCAGCACGCCCTCGATCGTCGCGTCGGAACTCGTATCGCCTTCGCGCACCTCCAGGTAGACGCGGACGGCCCGCTTGCCGCGCGCGTACCAGAGCAGTCGCATGAGCCATCTCGGCATCAGTTGGCCCTCCCGGCGCTGACGAGGGAGGGCTTGCCGTCGATTCCCTCGACGTAGATGTCTGTGATCTGCTCGGCGCCGGCGCTGTCTCGGATCGCGTAATAGGTGCGTGCGAGCCTGGCCCGGTGCAGGTTACGGAACCGGCTCCGGTGCTCGATCGAGATGCACTGCGTGAGGTCGAGCGCTGGCTCGAGATCGTGGTAGGTGGGGTTGCCCCAGAGGTAGCGCGGCCGCTCGCCGTCCGGGTAGGCGTACACGTAGTGGGCGCCGACGACGCGGAGGCCGCGGCGAGCGCGGAAGAACTTGCGGACCGAGTTCTGCGAGAGCGGCTTCACGTCTGGCGGCATGCCGGGCGTCTCGGGATCGAGGCTCTCCCACAGCTTCGCCTCGGCCACCTCGTACTCGGTCTCGGCCAGCATCGCGCGCAGGTCAGCGACGCACGAGATCACGATCTCGTCCGCGTCGATCACGTAGAACCAGTCCTCGTCCGGGTCGGTCAGCGATTCGGCGAGCTCGAACGAGCGGGAGCGCTTCTCGCACTCGTTGCCACACACCTGCTGGGGGATCTCGAGCGTCAAGCCGATGCCGACAGAGCCGCAGGCGGCCACGATCGCCTCGTGCTGGTCGGAGCCGGACCGCGGCCGAGCGCAGGGGAAGAGCTGGTAGGCGCCATCGATCGCGACGAGATGGTCGATGAAGCGCGCCGCCGAGGTGATCGCCGCCTGGAGCCAGGTCGGATGCTCCTCGTACCAGCAAAGACAGCCGACGATCTTCACGCGGCGGCATCCTGGACGAAGTAGAAATCGACGCGCTCGTCGTCGTCGGCGGCGCTCTCCGGGGTCACGACCGCCCGCTGGCCGTCGATCACGATCCAGCCGCGTCGCTTGATCTCGCGTGCGGTGCGCGGGTTGAAGCCGAGCGTGAAGCCGCCGTTGCAGGCGGGCCAGCGAAGGAGCAGCGCCTCGCCGTCCGACAGCCGTCCGAGTGCGCCCCTCATCCGATTCTCCTGGCGGGCACGCCGGCCCACGTCTCACCGGGCGGAACGTCGCGGTTGACGAACGCGCAGGCGCCGATCCGGGCACCGGCTCCGACCTTGACGAACGGCTTGATCGCGGCGTGCATCCCGAGCCGGACGCCGTTTCCGAGCTCGGCGTGGCCTCCGACACAGGCGTGCGGCGCGAGCTCGCAGTCATCGCCGACGATCGCGTCGTGGCCGACGTGGACGTGCTTCATCAGCCAGGAGCGAGCACCGATCCTGGTCGGCCGGGCGATGCCGGCGTCCACGGTGACGAGCGCCTCGACGAGAGCCGTCGGGGCGATCGTGACCATGACCGGGTTGGCGAGGAACTGGTCTCGGGTCATGCAGGCCCGGTGGTCGCGATGCTCGGGTGGCTGCCCGATCACGGCGAGCGGACTGATCCCGCCGGCGGGCGCGCTCACTCCTGCTCCTCCGGCTCGTCGTACCAGTCGACGCCGCCGACGCCGGGGTCGTTTACCGCGGCCCGATCGAAAGCGATCACGGCCGCGACAGCGAGGTCGATCTTGCGCGGCGAGTTGCGCCCGTCCTTCGTGATGTAGGCGCCGTCGGCGGTCTCCTTGATCACGGCGTTGGCGATGTGCCGCGCGAGCCGCGGGTCTCCATCGTGGGAGAGTTCCTGATTGACGACAGCGGTGTAGAAGCGCGAGCAGGCCTCGGACATCTGGACACGAGCGTTCGTCTTGTACTCAACGATCGGCGGTGTCCCGTACTCCTCCGCCCAGGCGTCGATCTCGGCGTGCCAACCAGGCGGGTCGCAGGCCATCTCCATCACTTGCCAGCGGCGCATACACTCGGCGACGATCGCTTTGACCTGCTCGCGCGGGACGAGCCAGTCGCGAGCACCTTCCGGGCGCTCCCAGGCGTCGACGACGAAGACGTGCGGATGCTCGTCCATGAGGACGCCGACGAGCGCGGTCGAGTCGTTGTTGTAGGAGCCATCGAAGCCGAGGCAGACGGAAGCGCCGTCCGGCACCTCGCGGTCGGGCGCGGCACAGGAGTCCCAGGCACCGGGCGGGAGCCACGACGTGGTTCCGGCAGCCCAGACGCAACCGTGGAGCTGGAGCACCTCGGCGTCGGTCAGCTCAGGGTTCTCCGCCTGCCGAGCGAGGTAGTCCTCGCTGATCCAGGAGGCCGGGTTGGCGAGCTTCATCGCCGCGACGTCGCGCGGGTCGGTCGTCGGCGCCTCGAAGTTGTAGACGATCGTCGAGGCCTCGTAGAGGCGGGCGATCACCAGACCTGGACGGACCTCCACCTGGCCGCGCTCGAGCGCGGTATCGAGGATCCGCCCGAGGATCGAGTCTTTGCGATCCTTCGCCTCGCCGGCGGTCGTAATCGTGAAGGTCTGTGGCGCTTGGCGGGCGCCGCCACCCGAGGTCAGCGCGGCATAGGCGCGGCGCAGGGAAGGCTTCGTCCACTGCGCGAGCTCGTCGACGACGACGAGCGACGGGTTGTATCCATGCAGGCGCTCCGGGTCGGAGGAGAGCCGGTAGACGATACCGCGACCGTCCTCGCGCAGGATCTCGCCGATGTAGTCGCGGACGCGGGTCAGAGTCGCCAACGTCGGGTCGCGCCGACAAAACGTGGCTGCCGCGTTGAAGAGCCGGCCAGCCTGCTTGTCGGAGCTCGCGGCGAGCAGGATCTCCGGCGATCCATCGGAGGTGACGAGCCGGTAGACGGCGAGGCCGGCGAGCAGCGTCGTCTTGCCATTCTTGCGCGGCATCACGATCACGACCGACTGCCAGAACGGCCAGCCGTGCTCGTCGAAGGCGAGCGCTTCGCCCATCATCTCCCGCTGCCACGACTCGAGAACGAGTGGGAGACCGTCCCAGGCGTCAACCGATTGGATCAAGTGCTCCTCACAGAAGGCGGCGAAATGCTCGACCTCGGAGCCGGCGGCGTAGTCCTGCCAGGGTGCGGGGATGGTCACGAGCACCTCACGACCCCTTGCCCTCGCGGAGCTTCGCTGCCGGTGAGCGACCGATCTGCGCGGTCACCTTGCTAACCGGATCCGGCCCCCGATGGGACGGCTGGAACGCCTTGGCGGCTCTCAGCATCTGTGTCTCTGCCTGCTGCAGCATGAGGAAGAGCGGGTGGGGGACGACGACGCGGCCGGTGGAGCCACCGAGCGCCGTGGTCGGGCGTCCCTCGTCGTTCCACTCCTCCCAGAGGAGCTCGTAGCGCTCGCGGGCTCGCCGATAGGCGAGCTCGGCGTCGGCATGGGGATCGAGTTCCCTCTCGGCCTTCGTTGTCTTACTGGACACTTACCCCTGGGGGGTAGTGAAACCTGTCCGAAGATGGGGGCGCGCGGGCCTAGCAACCTGCACGAGTTGCAAGTCCACCCCCCTTCGTTGTCGAGACTGACGACGAATCGAGTCGATCATCGCGCACGACCATGGCATGAGACACAGAGCGTCACGTACATCGCGCACGACCATGGCATGAGACACAGAGCGTCACGTACATGGCCTCGTCCTCGTCGTGATATCCGCCACCGATCCGATGGACTGTCAGTCGCTTGGTCGAGCCACACGCCTGGCAGCGGTAGCCGTCGCGTTGGAGGATGCGCTTGCGGAACTGCCTCCACCACTGACCACGCCTACCATCCTTCCGCTCCCGAGCCTTGCGCTTGGCGTTATCGAGAGCCTCGTGCTCTTGGCAGTACCGCCTGCCTGGCTGGGACAGCGCTCGACATGGGCCATATGCACAGACGCTTGCGACACGCCTCACGTCAACGCCGTGACGAGACGGTAGACGATGTCCGCCCAGGCGAGTAGCACCAAGAGGAACAGGAGCCACGCCCAGATGCCGGAGGCATAGAAGCTGTGCGATGGCTTCGACATCTCGTTAGGATTTTCGGGCAGGGGCCAACGTTCTACTAGGATCCCCCACCTAGGCCTGACTTCCCGGCGGATTTCCTCGCACGGCCTCGACGGCCGGATGACTTCACACCAGGGTCGGGCACAAGCAATGTAGCAGACAGAAGCGCTGTCCTCTCGTCGGTAATGCCGGGTAGCGTCCGAGACGATCGGATTCCGCGCCCGACGAACGGGAAGCCGGCACGCACTCGATCGTCCATGGCGAACAGTGGGCCGACCCGGTGTACGGGCAATTCCGCTTCGTTGCGCGCTTCTTCCGCATCCTGGGAGCTCTCCCCGATCGCCGCATCGACGTCTGGTACGAACCATTCACGCGGCGGCATCGCTACCTCGATCTGCGTAGTGAACCGCATAGTCCTCTGTCCCAACCCTCGCCCGATCGATCGCGTCGAGCGCTCGAGCGAGGCGGTAGCGCCACGTATCGACCGTGATGCCGAGGCGTGCGGATCCCTGCCGGCGGCCGTATCCGTCTGCCCAGAGTCTGAGCGCGTCGAGCTGCTCCTTCGTGCAGACTCTCTCAGCGAGCTCGCGATCGGAGAACGTCTCCCATGCCAACGGCTATCCCTCCTTGGGCTTAGGCGTTGGCGTGCCCTCACACGCTCACGCATACGTTCCGTCCCTTCGTCGTGCCTTCAGCCACGCCACGACCCACGCGGAGTCGCCGCGCGGCGCCTTGCCTTGGGCCTTCAGGTCGTTCAGGATCTCGAGCGCGGTTCGGTAGGCGGCCTCGGGCAGGGCCAGGGATCTGAGTACGCGCTCGGTCTTTGTGTCTGCGTCTCTGAGCGCGGCGGCGAGAACGCTCACGGCGTCGATCGGATCGATTGCGAAAGCATCAGCCCGGTCTTCCGAAGACGCTCGTCTCTGACTGTCTGTTTCTCTTTCTGTTTCTGTTTCTGTTTCTGGCGCACCATTTTGCGACTTT